ACATCGGGAAACAGAGAGGAACTCAAAGGGGAACCCATTGAGGAATCTGTGGAAGATCCATCCGAAGAATCCAAAGAACTCTGAGAAGAATCCAAAGAACTCTGAGAAGAGCCCAAAGAACTCTGAGAAGAGCCCAAAGAACTCTGAGAAGATCCCAAAGAACTCTGAGAAGATCCCAAAGAACTCTGAGAAGAGCCATCAGAAGAACTCTGAGAAGATTCCAAAGATCCCTGAGACGATCCATCAGAAGAACCCATAGATTCATCCGTAGATCCATTGATAATTGAAGATAAAATACCATCCAAACGTTTCATTTCATTGAGAATCGATGGATTGGTAGGTTGACTAGGACTCTCTTGGAATCTATCTAACTCTTGACGTAAATCTACACTGTCTTGTTTCATGTAGGTATCTAACATAGATATCAACAGTTGTGTTTTTTTCGTTGATTGTAAAGTTTGGTTTGGTTTCATTAACAACAATTTAAGTTGAACCAAGTCTTGGAGACTTCCAACATAGGTGGACATAACTATATACATAAAGTAGATTAAAAAAAATAAAGAATAGTCGCCTTATTGTTGAGAATTCATCGCTTGATAACATCGAGGGCAATGTAAAGATAAGTTTGAAGGATCATTCAATCCCCCTTGTTGTAAAGGTATTGTATAACTTAATTTGTAATGATCTAAATAAGATAAATCAATTGGATTCAAACAACCCGGACAACGCAAGAGCTGTTTATCCGCTAAGGTCACTTTGATATCTGAGGTCGATTGTTTTGTATAATCCGGTATCAATTCATGCAATTGAATTCGATTCGCATTGTGAACATTAGACGCCATTTTCATCACAAACGGTCTTTGATAATTCATCAAATAATAAATCAATAGACACACAGCAATAAATCCACCAAAATAAACATGATTTGTAGTTGTCAAAGGATACCATTGATATACTTTGTAATACAAAAACACGAGAAAGGCTAAACACAACAATGCTTTCATTTAGTATAAGGTATATAAAAATATGACTGTTTACATCGTTTCTGATTTTTGAGATAACGATTCAATTAGTTGTTGTAATGTTTCCATAGATTCAATCAAACTGAAGATGACCCGAGTGACAATCGATGAATGATCCACTTCGTCCAGTAAATTGTGATGAACCACAAGTTGAATGGTTTCTTCTAAAGGATGAACTTTACGATATCCACAAAATGTGATTAAAGATTCTTTAGTAATTTGATTGACAATATGGGACTGGAGTAGATTACCTAAAGTATCATTTTCTCCTTTCATTGTGAAATACAAGGATCGATTTTCACCTACCTCGACTTCATATCGAGATGATTCCGGTTCACTATTCAACGACTTGAATTGATCAATCGAATCTGTCAAACGATTCAATAAGATTTGAAAACTAACTTGAAAGGCACGCTTCGATTTGAAATATCCATTGGATTTGATTGAAAACAGGTACCAATAAGGTTCATTTTGCAAGGTACGGTGGTAATATCGTTGGCGGTACGCATTTGTAAACTCTCGTTCCACTTGTTTTTTCTCTGTAGATTTAGTGACTTGTTTGATTTCTAGTTCATTTTGTAAGGCTTGTTTCAATAATTTGTCATCTTCTTTGAATGAATACGAACATTGAGATATGTTGTTATACATTGCATTCTCGGAACCTGTACCCACTTTTGCATGAAACCACACTTTCAACCGTTGAAAATCATCTGGAGAGGATTGAGGTTTCAATTCTGTGATCAAAATGTAACTTTGAATACCTTCAATCTCAAATGGTTTCCATAATTTATCGAGTTGATTTCGAGACAAAGGTTTGTCACGATCATAGTTAGATTCTTTGAATGAAATATCGGTATTGACTAACGAATCTTTCAAAGGGTAGGCTTGAATATCTCGAGTTGTCACAACCCGAACTTGATCGGATTGATTGGAGACATCCAATTCAAACAGATAATCATCTTTGAATTCAAACGGGTCACAATGTAAAGGAAGTAAAGACAAACGATGTTTCATAAATTCATTATGAAGAGAGGTATCATTAATCTCTATATGTATTTGTTCTTGAGGAATACCTACTGCGGGAAGCTCATCTAAAATTACTCTTCGAAGTCCATTCACAATACTTTTGTCCAAGGGTTGTTTCGGATCACTTTTGATTTCAAACGTGAAGAGACCGTGACTGGATTTAGGGTTCAAAAAGGAAACGGACATGATGTATAGTATTATGTTTATTTATTTATTTAGATTATTTTCAAATTTTCTTCTGGGTTTATTTATGGATAAATTTATCCAGTCATATATATAACGATGATCCCTATATACATCAGTCGAAGATGTCCTAATTGTCAAGAACTTTTGATCACAATTCACAAACAGAAACCACTTCACGGTCAATTTTCTATCATAGATATTGATACAAATCCGTATCCTAATTATTTGCAAGTTGTCCCGACCATGGTAGTTCAAGATTCTTTGATTGTAGGAGATGAATTATTCAAATACATTCAAATGACATTAGACAGATTAACTCAACGAGTAACACCTCCTTTAGAAAACAATCCAAAAACAGTTCAATCAGATACAGAACCGGTGAAACAAGAGGAATCCAAAGGAGATGACGATATTATGGGTTTTTGTATGGATGGTAGTTGCTCTTTAGATTTTTCAAGTTTAGAAGACAATGTGTATATTGACAATCGAGATATTTATGAAAATTTAGATGAAGGGGAAATCCAAACACCCGTAGACAATCCTAGAGAAGATGTGTCAGAAAAACACAAAGAAGTGTCAAACAGTTATGATACCATGATGAAACAAAGACAACTCGATATCAAACCTTTATCAAGTTAAATATTTAAAAATAAAGAATTACCCAATCATATACAATGTCAGATAAACAGATTCACACCAAATTTTTGAAATTATTCCAAGGGTTTTTGAAAGATATCATAGTGACAATGCCTCAGTACAGTGAAACGTTAACCAATACCTATGAAGGATTACTGAATCGTGAATCAATCACAAATCTAAGTCAATCCAAACAACTTACAAAGTTTGCAAATTGTATTTATGATAACAATACCGTGATTACAAAACGAGATCGTGCGTTTTTTGATTCGGATCCTCTTTTACTTCAAGGTCTATCTATGAAACAATTGTGGAATGGAGATATCACTCCGAAAAATCGAAATACGATTTGGAAATATTTACAATCGTTTTGTATTTTGATCATGAATATTCGCTCAAGTGAAAACCTGAAGAATCTACTTCAAGGAGAGAATCCATCGGAATCACTAGACACACAAGATCTAAAACAACTCAAAAAGTTATCTCAATTAACAGAAACTGTTCAAACAAGAGAACCTGAACCCGAAGGCATGGGTTTAGAATCCTTGTTAAACAGTTCATCGATTGGAAAACTAGCCAAAGATATTGCTGAAAATTTAGATATCGGCGATATCGATATGGGATCTGGAGATACCATGGATCTATCCAAAATCATGCAATCAACCGATTTTATGGGAATATTCAACAAAATCAATGAACAAGTTCAAGATAAGTTTCAAAAAGGAGAAATTGATGACAGTCTTTTGTCTTCGGAAGCGGAACAAATGTTACCCACTATGATGAACAATCCTTTTTTTCAAAATATGATGAAAAGTGATATGTTTCAAAATCTGGATGCAAATGTAGATAAAGCCGAAGAAAAATAATCTATTCTATAATATATGACCAACTTATGGATCAACGATATGTCAATCTTATTTGACAAATCAACCATCTTTGAAATCATTCCTGATACAAGTTTTGATTTCAATCGTAAACTAAATGCTATTTTTCGATTTAGTTTGTATTATTCCATTCTATCATTTGTATTATTCAAACAAAACACGGTATTTATCTTTCCAATGGGTGTCATGATTTTAACAATTCTATTTCAAGGTAAATCAATGGATGTTTCAGATTCAACAAAACAATCGACACCTGCAACTGTGGAAGGATCTTCCAAACCCGTAGAACAATCTTCTTTGGGTTGTCAAATACCTAAATTAAACAATCCATTTATGAATCTCAATGTGTTTGATATTCCAAAAAATCCACCGAAAGCTTGTGATTCGTATGACAATCCTCAAGTTCAAGATAAAATTGAATCTTTGTTTGATACAGGATTAGTTAAATCAACCGCCGATATCTATTCAACGAATAATTCTCAAAATCGATTCTACACGATGCCCAATACACAATCTGCAAATGAACAAACACGTTTAGCGGAATGGTGTTACAAATTACCCCCAACTTGTAAAGAAGGAAATGGCATCCAATGTTCTGCCAATGTTTACAGAACAATTGGATCTAGACATCCAAGTACCGGAGCCAAAACTGTCGCATAAAATTATCTAAAGTTTAGTTGTGGGTTTGATACATACACGAGATGCCTATCAAAGAAAAAAACTTAAAAAAATGCCATAGCGACAAACGATTAACCATCGATGTCATTCACAAAGACAAAGTCAATCAATTTCAGGCACAAAAACGTGAACGAGACGAATGCCTTCGTGAATTAGAGTTACTCAAAGACAAAAGTATATGTGACGAACGCGTGGTTTATTATACCAACAAGTTAAAAGAACTGGAATACAAAGAAGCTGATAATGAAGATAATTATTATTTAGATAATGGATTGTTATTAGATCAATATTATGATGAAATTTATCATATCAAACGAGATGTACCGAGTAAATCATCGGGTGGAGCGATCATGAATTGGTTTTCACAAAAAGAACCTGAACCTGAAATAGAATCCGAAGATATAGTATCTAAATATTTGTCGACCATAGATGACGAGTATTTAGATTACAACATCAATGATGAAACCGAAAATATGAATGTGTGTCAAAAATGTCAACAATCTACTATGATTTTTAAATTGAATGAAAGTGAAATGTATTGTCAACACTGTGGGTATACAGAAAATGTATTATTGCATACAGATAAAACATCGTTCAAAGATATACCTCGAGAAATTAGTTATTTTGCTTACAAACGAATCAATCATTTCAATGAATGGATTGCACAAATTCAAGCCAAAGAAACCACAGCTATAGATCCAGAAATTTACAAGAGAGTAATATCAGAAATACAAAAAAATTCATCGATCCAAATGGAAGATATCACACATCGCCAAGTCCGTGAAATCTTAAAACAAATCAATTGTAACAAATATTATGAGCACATTCCTCATATAATTAATGTGATCACTAAAAATAAAAAACGAATTGTATTTGGTGATTATGAAGATCAATTACGAAATATGTTCAAAGAAATCCAAATTCCCTTTATGAACAATTGTCCAGAACATAGAAAAAACTTTTTGTCTTATTCGTATGTTCTTCACAAATTTTGTCAATTATTAGAATTAGATCATTTACTTGAATTTTTCCCTTTGTTGAAAAGTCGTGAAAAATTGAAACAACAAGATCAAATATGGCAAAAAATATGTCACGATTTAAAATGGCAATATATCCCCAGTATTTAAATCTACTGTATAGTATATGAATCTGTTTATTGAAGCCGTAGTTGTAGGTATTGCAACCGTAATCATGGGTACTCTTGTGAGTCAAGGATTACAACTCTTGTCTCCTCCTGTAAAATCCGCATGTAAAGGTTGGAATCGATATTACATAATGGAACTAGCCCTGTTTCTAACAGGATTTTTCCTTCATATAGCCTTTGAATATACTGGAGGAAATCGTTGGTATTGTAAACATGGTTCCGCGTGTCAAAAGTAAACATACTCTTGATTCAAAAACTCACTTGTAATTGAATACAAATAAGCCACACGATTCTTTTCTTTGTAATCACGATATGTGAAAAAGTATTCTTGCGTTTTGGCAGTTTTTTCTAATAAATACGGTTCGAATTTTGAATCGAGTAACTCTTGTAATTTTGTATCACTGTCTACGTGATGCGTCAACACCATATCTACAAATTTCCAGCAAAGCTTTTTGCGTAAATTGACACCTGAATACGAAGTATCTTTCATAAGTAAACGACACAATTCGTCTGTTTCAGTACAAGGATAGTCACACGTTTCAGAATCGAAACAACTCAGTGAATCCATCGGTTTGTGAATATCTACAGGTCCTATATGCGTGATTTGTTTAGACACTACATAAATCAAAACATACAACAAAATACGTTTGTCTTCTTTGATACGAACCGTGTCTCGTTGAATTGTCTTCAAATACTGTAAGGGTTGACATTTGACTTTAACTTTTCCTGGTTGACTGTCTATCAAGACTCCCATCCAATCGACACCTTGTAATTCTGTTGTCAATTCATAGAACGACCCTTGTTTTTTCCATGTCGTTAAGGTATTCAATGTAGGAATCGACTCTTTGGGTAATTTGTGAGACAAATCTAAAGTAATCGATGGATTTGATAGTATATACTGGATCATATGTTCATTGAATACAGTTGTCAAAGTTTGTTCATATAGGTAGTGAGATTGAAATCGAGTGAATTCATCTTCATAGATTTGACCTATTTGAATATCTTTGTCTATTTGACGAACATCCAATGTACTCAATATAGGTAACTTGGTTTTATTTTGTTCCGGTTTGACTGGGACAAATCCTCCATTGATAAACAGATTCACGATTGTGTTCGAAGATATCACAGATAACCCTTCCGGTTTCCAACTTGTCATAAGTGATTTGTGTTGTTTGAAAAATAAAAGGTACTCATCCAGACTTCGATAGGTTTGCATCTGTGACAAATCATACACGATGGTTTGATTGAGTTTTAGAGGCAATTGAGGTTGAATCGGAATCCAATACTTATCTTGAGTGAGTAGGTGAGATACTCGATTGAATCCATCCAAATAATACGCATCGATTAAAATTCCTTTCGATTCGAATCGATCGATGATTGTATCTAAGCCTTTTACAGGTAGTTTGGTTTCTAAACAAAGTAATCCATTCGGATCACACTCAAACAAACCCAGTCGGTATTTGTAAGATCGTTCTGTTTCTTTGGGATAAGGTGTCTTCGTATAGGTGTAAATTAAGTCTAATTTAGTCTCACTGTAGGTTTGTAAGATATCTCTGTACTGAGGATCGAGATTCGAGAAACTCACTTTAGATTTGGCTGTTTGTTCTATTTGATACACAATGGGTTCATAGTATATCGTTTTTTGAAGTAACAAAATAAATTTACCATACGGTCTGTAATTCGATAATGGTGTTTTCAATTTGATATCACTGTAGATATCTTCAAGTAGAATCACATTGGTTTCATACAAACTTTCATAGACATTTTGAAAGTAAATATCTGATTTGTATTCGTTGCTTTGAACATAGGTTTGGAAATTGCGATACGAACAAAACAATTGAAACAAGCTATCATATGTTTTACCCATGGGTGTGAATTGAATAAAATCACGGTACTCTGATTCTTGTTTCATACGAGGTAATTCCAGAAATAAAGGATCAAGATTCACGTCGATTTGTTTCAACAAGGATTGACTTGTACTGAATTCTTGTAACAAAGACAATTGAAACGGTACTCGAAAATACAACGGTAAGTTTGAGTTTTGAAACATAACTAAGGTATAGTCTTGAATAATTTTGTCTTTGAATTCTTGTAAGGATAAGTTGACAGTTTTTGCTAAACAACGTAACAATGATTCACGGTTGTCTTTACCAACACCTAATTTGAAAAATCCAAAGGGGTAAATATCACGTAATCCAATCCCTTCCGAATCAATCGTATCTATTTTTTGATAATATTGAGAGTCAATAGATAGCTTGATTTTAGACAGATATCCCTTAGGTTTCTTGGAGAGTAAGTCACTGATTTGACGAAGAGTATCGTCTATTTCTTTGTGTTTCCCATACAGAGTTGTGTCTTGTTTAATCAGTTTGTAAAATTGAGAATTTAACTCACTCACACTATTCTCAGTAGATGGAATCTGATAGGTTTGTACAGAGCCTTTGACTATAGATTCTTGTTTATTGACACTGGTGTTTGTAAAACAACAAGGCATATCAATGGTATCATCTCGGTAACCCGGTCCTAAACTTCTCACTACATATTCTTTGTATTCTTTAGAAACCCTATCTTGTCTTGCTTTGTCTACTTGTTTCTCTTTTTTGAAAACAAGATCTTTCAATTTGACATTGGTCGGATCTTGTTTCAATTTTACTTTGGCTTTGTCTAAGGCTTTTTGTAATTGAGTCACTTCGTCTTGAAGTTTTTTCCCTGCATTTCTCCAATAACTCGAGTTTTTTCGATCGTAAATGGTTTGTTCAGTTTTTCCTTTGGTTACATTTCCAGGTATGATTTGTCTAGCATCCCAATACGTCTCAGGTATATGATTCCAGAGTAATTCAAGTAGTTTGGATTTGTTTTGAAAGGAACGATTTGTTAAATAATCATCGAGAAACGGTTGTTTGTCATTGATATCAATTTGATCATTTGTAGTTACTGTTTGATACAATTGTTCATCCGACATCGAATCGGGGTCATATTTTTTATCTGGAGCCAAACTTCGATTGTTTTCAATATCCCAATAGCGAGGACAGATATAGTTGAATTCGTTTTGTTTTTGTATTGTAGAACCAAATTTCAAGGATTGTTTTCCTTGAGGTTTTGCATAGGATTTCGATCCAACTAATTCATCATGAGCATCAATTTCGGCTAATTCTTCATTCGAGACAACGATCGGTTGTCGTCGAGGAGCGGCCCCACAAATACGAGAATAAGTCAAGGGAGCTCCCGAAGGCCCTTTTTGTAATGCTTTGAAACGAAATAAATTAGGATCCCGTTGAGAATCTGTCAATCGTCTCATGGTGTATCGAGTTATATCAACTGCGCCACCTTCCATATCGCCACCCATTTCAAACGGATCCACATAGTCTTCCTCCTCACTTGCTTCCACTGGTTCTTCATCTACAGGTTCTTCTTCTACGAGTACCGGATTTGCATACATTTCTTCGGGTGTTTCATCTAACAAATCCACAACATTGTCGGGTTCGGATTCGGGAAGAGACGAACACAAGCGTTTCAATTTTGTTTGTTTTTTGAATAATCCATGAGATTTCCAATCTTGCTTGATTGGATGATATTTTGTGTATATCGAAAAAGCGGTTTCTAAAAATACAAGAATTCTCTGGAACTCATCGAAACTTCGTACATCCGATAATTCTACCAGTGTTTGTGTCGATCCAATTTTTTGAATGATATTAACTTCAGCACCTGATTCGGAAGAGGATGTTACTGCATAGTATTTTTGATTGTTTGTCATTTTCTCTTGAGCTTTTGCCCACCAATCTTCATACGTTTGAGTGGCAATTTCTAAAGGAATTGTAAAGGTAACTTGAAGTTTGTCAATGATTCTATCTTTGGATAAATTCAATCGAGGGTGACTTAGTACAGATAACATAGATTGAATCGAATCTTCTGATTTGTAGTTGTTGACACGTTTGTAACGCAAATAAATACTATCTTCTTGAGCCAATCGATACGTATATTTTTCATCAATAGTACGACTGAAAGGTAATAAGTTTTCAAAGAAGTTACGTAGTTTTGTATCTGACCAAGGAAATCTAGGAAAGCGCAAATCGCATTTCAATGTGTCTACCTTAGATACACTTCGGTTGGATTGGAAACAGAGAGGGTCTATAAGAACCGGGGTGTCTAATCCTATCCAAGGTTGAAGTTGGGTTAACAATTCGTTGCAAGTTTCAACCATGGTTTCCAGAGTTGATTTCGTAGGTGCTTCATTAGTTTCAAAATAAGATTCATCTTTTGACCGTTTCAATCGGGTACGGTCGAATATAAAGGTCACCATACCGTTAGGATGAAGTAGTAATGAAGCATAATTCGATTTGACATACACTTTGAATACTAAAATTCGATCATAATGAACATATTGATTGTAACCAAATTGATTGTCTCGTTTGAAATCATGAATCCAATGTTCAACCAATTCTTGTTCAATTATACCTTTGGATACAGACGGTTTGAAAAGTTTGTAATAGGAATCCATATAACCGTCCACAACTAGTTTGGAAAAAGGAACTTGTTCGGTGAGTTGAAATTGAGAAAACAATTTCACTAAGTTGATCGGTTTAGGGTCTACTGGGGGTGTATCTACTTTCAAAAATCGAATATCGACTTGCTCACAAGACAGTTTGTGTTTGTATTCAGGAAAGAAATCTTGAAGTAACTCTGTTTGACCTAACGTACAATTCAAGGTTTGTCGATTCATTTTAGGAAAGGTTTGTTTTAGAACAGAGTCTAACGATAGTTTAGGCCAATATTTTTGAACCCATCCATGAAACCATGAATCAATTGAATCTGTCCCCGTAGCTTTCTTGTTAGGTATACCAATCGATTGAATCCAATCTCGAATATGAAGTACATACAATTGGGGTACCTTAGTTACCTTGTGTTTGTGTAAACATGTTTCTAGTAATAATTGATCGTTCCATTGAATCGGTTGGAATTTAGAGATTCCATTCGAATCGACAAACAAAGGATCCGGAGAATCCAACAAGGGATGTTTATAATGGATAGATTCTTTGTATTCGAAGGAAAAGGGAACGAGTGTATCATTGATTGCATACCAAACATACAAACAATCGATACCCGTTTTGTAGTTTGCATAAATATAGTGATTGAACTTAATCAAACAAGTTTCAATGGTATCATCAATGTAGATAGGTTGATCATCCGTGGAAGAAAACCTAATTTGTTTCAAGTTTTCACGACTGATCACTTGGTTTATCTGAATCTCGGTTTTGGGTAAAACCGAGTGAATCAAATCCATCTATAGTATTGTAGATAATTTATTTCTAAATAAAGATAATCTAGTTAAGATAAGGATATTTTTTCAGAGGGTCCGTTTCATCTTGTGTAAAGAGAGGATTTTTACGAACATAATTACTACCGTATAAAACAGGCGTTTCATTGTAATTGACAGGGTCATAAATACCACACGATTGAGCATGTTCTAACAATTCGACCATATTATCCCAAAAAATTGGAGGGTGTTGTTCTTCTTCGGTCATTAAATGAGATAGTTCGTGACACATGACAAACATCGAAGTGTTTAAATCATTGATTAAATTCATACGGTCATCTCGTAAACATAATTTGATTTTTTCACCTTTATTTAATGAATACGCCGTATATTTACTTTTAGGATTCAATTCAGATAAACTCATTGGATCATAGTTGTCTATCATACGCTTGATTTTTTCGGAAGGATGATTCGAACCACAGTACGAAAATAAACGTCGAATCCGTCGATTGATTTCAGCGAGTTGATTCGCCGCTTGTTTAGAATCTGGTTGTCTTAATACAAAATATTCTTCACCATCTAGATACGAAGTTTCTAGTGTGATTTCTTGATCTATTTTGTACAATTGGTAGACAATAGAACAAAAAATAACCGCAAGTAATATAGAAACAAACAGTTGTTTCATTATATACTTAATAGAATAAAAATAATTTGAAGTAATCTAAGTAAATTAATAAAACCCATTTCAAATGAGTTATACCTTTCAAATTTTGGATATTTCTCAAGATGATGTCAAACAAGAGTATGATTCTTATGCAAAAGAATATTGTATCACATTGTATGGTCGAACCGAAACCCAACAATCGATTGTGTGTCATGTGTATGGATATGAACCGTACTTTTACATCAAAATACCGAGTAGTTGGTCTCATACCTATGCGAAATCTACATTTTTAGAACAAATTGATACTCATTATAAAAGTTATGTAAACTATGCCAAACTGCAAAAACGAAATTCTATCAAAAGTTACAAGGAGTTTTATGGGTATCATGTAGATGACAAGGATCAAGTGAAAACGTTTCAATTTTTGAAATTGTCATTTCAAAACAACTCTGTCATGTCTAAGTTCAAACGATCTGTTCAAACCTTGTATCATGAATGTGAAACGAAATTACGACAAGGTAAATTAACAAATGAAAAGTTGAAACGGTGGGTTCAAAGTAAGATACCTGAATGTGACAGTCAATTGTATGAAGCGAATATACCTCCTATTATTACATTTATCCATGATACAGAAATCAATCCTTCCGGATGGGTATCGGTTACAAACTGTCAAACAGAACCGTTACAAAAATTCAAAACCGAGATTGAAGTGAGTACCTTAGTGGCAAATCTATCGAAAGTAGATCGAGATGATATCAATGATTTTATCATCGGTTCCTTTGATATAGAATGTGATAGTTTGACTGGGGCTTTTCCTGTTGCAATCAAAGATTTTTTGAAACCTGCTCGAGATATCTATTCAGCTTACTATGATATGATGAAAAACTATTCTGAGTATACTCTAGAAGAAAAACAATGTTTGCTTAGAAACATTGTTGAGAATGTTTTGAATGTGAAACAAGATATACCAATTGAACGAGTATCTTTGAAAACAACGGTCACACTCGATGATAAATTAGATATCTATCAAACATCCTTTATCGAACAACTCGATCAATCGATTCATAACAAAAAGATACGGGATCGTCAAATTCAGACAATTTGTCAATGTCTATCCAAACTATCGTTTGGATCGTATCAAGGAAAAACGCCGATTCAAGGGGATCCTATCATTCAAATTGGGACCGTCTTTTACAACTATATGTCTAAAACGATGAATCGTGTATTGATAGTTATGAGCGGTGATACTGTAGTGTGTTCACCCTTAGAGGGTATAATCGTAATTGAATGTCATACAGAAGCTGAGTTGTTGTTAGAATGGTTGGATCTGATATCGAAAGTAGATCCCGATTTCATGACAGGGTACAATATCTTAGGTTTTGATTTCAAATACATTCATGAACGAGCCTTAGAAGTAGGAGTCTTACGTAATAAAAGTCTCTATATAAACAAACGTTTATTTTACAACTTTGGTAGATACAACTCTGACAATTCAGAGTACTTTTTCAAACGATGTAAATATGTGGACAAGAACAAGATGTTTGGGGAGGATAAATCGAATGGTTTCAATGTATGCACAACTATTGAAATGGATGGACGGGTTGTATTTGATATTCAAGAAGAAATCAAAAAGGGTCATAGTTTAGATAGTTACAAATTAGACAATGTCTCGAATCATTTTATGAGAGGGGTTATCACCGAGATTCGATCCGTACGAATAAAACAAGATACAGTCGATCAACGATGGTTGAAATTGACAACGAAAAACATTAGACAACTCAAACGAGGAGATTACATTACATTGAATACGTATAGTAAAGTGGGTCAAATGATGTTTATGAATGGATCTAAATTTCAAGTTCAACAAATCGTAGACAAAGTGATTTCGATTGATATTACAAACAAAGCGGTAAAAAAATCAGAACTTCAGTCGTATGAAAAAGTCGAATGGTGCTTAAGTAAAGATGATGTACCTCCCTCAGAAATCTTTCGTCTTCATAAAGAAGGTGGACCCGATGGAAGAGCGAAAGTAGGTAAATATTGTATTCAAGATTGTGAATTATGTATTCATTTACTATTAAGTTTGGATATTGTTCCTAATAATATGGGAATGTCAAATGTCTGTATGGTTCCTTTGAGTTATATCTTTTCTCGAGGTCAAGGAATCAAGGTCACGTCGGTTGTTTCCAAAATATGTTCTATGAAACAAACTCGTATGCCAGTACTGAAACAAATTGAAGGAGGCGATGAAGGTTTTGAAGGGGCGATTGTGTTAGATCCAACACCGGGTATTTATTTAGATGACCCGATTGCTGTATTGGATTTTGCATCTTTGTATCCAAGTTGTATTATTGAGAAAAATTGTTCTCATGAAACCTTTATCTCAGATACAAAGTATATTGAACGATTGAAAAGTCAAAATCAAATCGATGATATATGTAATGTAGTTACCTATGATAACTACAAATACATCAAAGTAACCGAAACCTCGAAAACGTTGAAAAAGGTACCCGATGAAGAGAATCCTATAACCACCTGTTATTTCAAGAAATCGGTTCGAAATGAAAAAGGAATTATTGAAAAAGAGTCTATGGGAATTCTACCTACTGTATTAGATCACTTGTTATCAAGTCGTAAATCAGTGAAAGGTCGAATCAAAAAAGAATCAAATCCTGACAAAGTGAAAGTGTTAGATGGATTACAATTGGCGTACAAAGTGACTGCAAATTCAGTGTATGGTCAACTTGGATTCAAGCGATCTACGATATTCAAAAAAGAAATCGCCGCTTCAACCACATCGATTGGTAGAGAACATATCTATGATGCAAAACGAGGTGTGTATGAATGGGCTGAATCTCAAAAGTTACCGAAACCAGAGATTGTATATGGAGATACAGATTCTGTGTTTGTCAAGTTTTCAAGAACCGATTCTAAAGGTGTGACTTACGAAGGAATGGATGCATTGAAATATTGTATTCAATGTGGTATTGATGCCGGTGAATATATAACGAAACATATATTAGAATTTCCTCAAGATTTGGAATATGAGAAAACATTCTACCCTTTTGTCTTACTTTCTAAAAAACGGTATATCGGAGATAAATATGAAACAATACAAGATGCTGAAACGAAACACTACAAACGAACTTCCATGGGAATTGTAATGAAACGAAGGGACAATGCACCGATTGTTAAGTATGTCTTTGGAAATATCATTGAGAAATTATTGGTTGAGAAAAACTTCAAAGGGGCGATCCAATGGTTAGACAAAACACTGTCCAATATCAAATTAGGTAGATTTGATGAGATGTATTTTATCATATCAAAAACATTGAATTCGTATTATGCGAATCCAGAATCGATTGCCCATAAAGTCTTGGCAGATCGAATTGGACAAAGGGATCCTGGAAACAAACCTTTGGCGAATGAACGTATACCGTTCATGTTCAGAAAGATTGAAGAACGGGAACCCAATGGATTTGAGAAAGTGAAACGAAAAGTTCAAGTCGGAACCTTCAAAAATGGAAAACCTAAATTCAAAACAATCATTGAAAATGGAAATCCCAAATACAAGAAACGCAAAATAGTCCCGGGAGAACGAATCGAAACACCCGAATTCATTCGTCAAAATCAAATAGACTTAGACTATTCTTATTACATATCGAATCAAATCATGAATCCTGTAGAACAACTATTAGAACTTCATCCTGATTATCAAAAGGGATTATTTGAGAAATACATCGATCTATTTTAATTGGTTCTTTTTCAAAAAAAAAAAAATATTTGATATATATATATATCAAATAATGGGTGGAGGATTAAT